GTATTAACTATTGACTTTTTTTTTTATTATTTTAATATAACAATATGAGTAAATTAATAGAACAATTAGAAATGCAAGAATTGATAGATAAATTAATGAAAAATGGATACGAAGATATAGTCAAAGCTTTGTTGGATAATGAAAAAGTTTATACAAAAAAAGGAAGATTAAACAAAAGTAGCGCATGTAGAAAACTTGACTTAAAACCTAAAGATTTAGAAGCAAAGTTAGATGAAATGAAAAATCTGTTGAAAAAAGATATGGATTAGTTTTCTTCTACATAAGCTCTGTCATAACGTAATGTTAAATCAACGGTAACGTAAGAAGAATCAGACATATCTAATTCTCCCCATTCGATATTGTTTGGCCAGCAGTTTTCAAAAATCCATCTTTCTATTACATTTCCACATCCATCATACATTTCTAATTCACAATTTTTCTTGAAATCAGACATTCTTATGTTCCAATTTGCATCTTTACTATCTACATTGTAAACTTTTTTAATCCATTCTATAACAACATTTTTATTTTTTTTCAAATCATATAAAACTAAATTTATAGGTTTCCAATCAGGCTTACTTGGTATATAAATAGTTTCATTTAGATGTTCAACCTGTATTTCCTTTAAACTTAAACTAGGTCTAGCACCTTTTTCAGGAGGCAACATGTCTATTTCTGCATTTTCCATGCCAGGATTTTGAATGGTTACTTCTGGTATTTTAAATAACCATCTAAATTTTCTCTTGAAACATATTGTACTAGATCCTAATTGACCTATTCCCATGTTTACCATAATTTATTCCTAAAATATTAAATAACAATATATTCTAGAAACAATATTGCTTCTAGAATATATTGCTTTGTATTGAAATACATGTGATTTAGCAACCAGTACACTGTGGTACAGGATCGTTTCCACAGAAATTTGAGTACCCTACGTTGCCGTATCTTAGTGTAACTTCTATAGTACATTCTTCTGAACTGCTATAATCTAGTTCACCAAAATTTACAGCTTGTGGCCATAAGTCACCTAAAGTCCATGTTTCTAATGCTGCTCCGCAACCATCATACATTGTCAAATCACCAACGCCACCATAACCTTCTCTTGTTGAAGAATGATATAGAGTTGCAGGATTTGTGTAATCATAAACACTTGCAAGCCAATTCCATAAACCTTCATTAGCTTGTCCGCCATTAGCCCTTGAAACATCATAGTAGGTTACAGTTATGGTTTCCCACGTACCTTTTCCAGGAAGATAGCTCTTGCCATGTAAAAAGTTGATTTCTGTTTCTTCAATGGAAATATTTGGTCTGGAAGCGACTTTTACAAAATGTTGAGGAACGTATAATGATCCTTTGCCTCCATTCGCATTCACTTGGTAGACTTCAAATGTCCATCTAAATTTTCTTTTATGAACTATATCTGAACCACCAAGTGGTCCAATTCCCATATTTATCATAATTTATTCTCCTGTTTTATCAATTAAAAACTATCTGCTGTTTCAGTAAAGCTACCTGTTCTATGAATGCTGAATTCAATAAACATAAATTCAACTGCTCTAGTTGGCTGAACACCTATTCTTGCTCTAAATTCATTTCTATCGATAACATCAGGTGTATTCAATTCTTCATCAGCTTTTATTATAAAATCTGTCAATCCTCTACCAACTTGAACTTCTTCCAAAATTTTAGTTGCAATTTGAATGAAATTTCTTCTGAATATTTCATCATTTGGTTCGAATAATAGCACTTTAGAAGCAGATCTAATTTCTTTTTCTATGTAGAACATTAGTCTTCTGACATTTACTCTATCAAGAGCAGTTGGTTTTCTTTGTAGTGTTTTTTGACCCCAAACAACAAAGTCTTGGGACTCTACATATTGAACAATTGGATTGACGGCATTTCTATTTCCGTACATCAAGTCTCTTTCTTCAAGAGTTGGCCTGCTAAATACGTCTGTTATATTAGGAACAACCCCTCTTGTAGTTCCAGCAGGAGCGAACCAAGGTCTTCCTAAGAAATCATTTCTTGCGTAAACAGCCATTATTGATCCACTTGGAGGAACCCATACGTCAACATTATTGAATATGTCTCTGATCTTAACCCATGGCCAATATAGAGCGGCAAAATCTGAATCGAATCTTGTAGAATTTAGAGGATGAACTCCATTTTGCCATTGAACAACTTCTGTGACTGTAAGTCCAAAAGGTGGATCAATCAAAGCCATGCAGTCAGATCTTAGATTTTGACACATGTCAATCAAAGCGAGAATAACGCCAGTTGAAGAGTGTCCTGGAACTGCTACAACATCTATATTTATTTGTTCTGGTTCACTTAGAGCGTAGATTCCAGACATTCCAGTAAGACTTCCGATCAATAGTGAATCTTGATCATCAGGATCTGCTGGTATTCCGTCATTTCCGCCAGATAAAGAGTATGTTCCGTCTGAAGGAGGAGCACTTTCTGAAGTGTTATCTGAAACTCTTACATAATCTGAAACTAATGATAAAAATGTTTCTACATAAAATCTACTTGTTTCATCTTTAGTAAGATTTCCCCAAGATTCAACTTGTACTCCATTGTTATAAACTTCCATTGTGAAATTGCCTTCTCTTGTGTTATTTTTTATAACAACTTGAGTTGCATTTCCATCAACGCCTGGACTATCAGCCATTAGCGTAAAAGTTGTTCCGCCAGCACCAGTTCCTCCTGTCACAAGACCTAAAGTTTCTATATCAGAATCTCCTGTTGCGCCGCTAGGAGTTTCTCCAACACTAGTAATGTTGTCAAATCCAAATAGTTCAGATGCTGTACTATCAGGTTTTACTAATATTTTTGCATCTCTACCATGATGAAGAGTTCTGAGAATTAATTTGCCTGCATCGGCTGCGCTGCCTTCTGCTGCTTCGAATCCTCCTGGTACATCTCCTGCTGTGATTGCTGCATTTATTCCATTAACAACTTCTGTAATGGTTACATTCTCACTATCAACTACTGTTATTGAAGACAAATCTAAAACTTGAATAACATTATCTATATTTACATTATCGGTTCCATCAACCACAACTTGTAGATCAGGATCAGTAACAGTAGTAAAATCAAAAGGTCCAACTTCAGCTCCTGTTGAACTTGCAACTGTCATGCCTTGTCCAAGACCAGTTTTGGAGTATGAAGTAGGTCCATATATTGCATTTTGAACTGAAACAAATTCTATGCTTGCATCTGCTCCAAAGGAGAAAACTGATCTCACTCCTATTTTATTGCTATCTACATAAAATTCTATTCCATCAATGTCTGCTACTAATTGAGAATTTAGATCTTCTGCTAATTGAGCAGCAGAATAGCCACTTGTTCGAACGCCTGAGTCTGGATGCTCTGCTTTAGCTAATACAACTAATGTTTTAGAAGACAAAATTCCATTTAATTTAAATCTAAAATAACTAGTTTCATCTATATCATAATTTTCTGCTACATTTGATAATATTTGAACTCTTCCACCTGTTGCTGAAACATCCACCATTGCAGATGTTGCTGCTTCAGAGTTTACATTATCTGTTTCTCCAACTCGTACTACATATAGTTCATTAGCAACTAGTAAGTATTGTTCAGCAGCATATATGAGATATGGATCACCACTTTCAGGATGTGGATATCCAAATACTGTATTTAGTTGTCTGCGAGTGCTGATTGGAGTTGGAACGTTTAGTGGACCTTTGCTGGCAAAACCAACTATTCCTGCCCTATGAGCGGTTTGTTCTGGAGCAACGAAACTTAAGTCTTTTTCTGTTATGCGAACAGAAGGTGAAATTGTATTTGAAGGTGGAAAGCCTTTTAGAATTGCCATAATTTATTTCTCCCTTTTTTCAATTCTTTTTATTTTCTTTATTGATATTAAACCCATTTTTTCTGCACGATCTACATATTCTGTATTTCTTTCATCGTCTAAATAAAACGTATTGTTACCCGCTCCAATTCCAGGTATATTTAAAGTGGTAAAAGATTTAGGCGCTTTTTTCGATCTAATAACAAGTTGCACAGGACTTCTTGTTTTATTTTTTATCTCAATCATTAACTAATTATCCTCAAAATCTTTTACGGCACTCTCTAGCCTCGTTATTACTTCCGTGATTTTATCTTGATCTACACTATCGTGAAAATCTAATTTTGTTTTCAAAACCGATTTCTTTCTAACTATCGGCTGTGGTATATATGTCTTTGCAGTCAAATTAAATTCATATTTAATTATTCTCTGATTTTGATCTCCGGGTTCAAAATCAATATTGTTTGCAACAGAGTCTAATGAAACCGTTGTTTCCCATTTAACTCCTCGCACACTTATATATGCAATAGGAGAAAATTTTAAAAATATTTGTTCTAAAATTTGATCAATGTCTTCCATGAATAAAGTCCATGCAATCAAAGTATAAGATTTATTTATTGGAATTCCTTTTGCAACTCCAAAAATTGTATCTCTTTCGTACCTTTCTTTTATTGTAAATCCTGGTTTTTTATCTGGTCTTAAATCTCTTAAATAATCTAATGCTCTATGATATAGATATCTTGATTGGTCAAATTCAACTCCAGAACCATATATTGCTAATGCAGGTAATCTAATTCTATCTACAACTAAACTTCCATCTTTCCTTGTATTGTCTTGTAAAATCCAAGCAACTGCTTTTTCTTGAGTTCCCCATATGATTGGAACTTTATGTGCTTTTCCATCTTCATCAATAACAGAAATATTATT